CTATAAATGGAAAGTTCCGGGGCTGTTTAACGTCCCGGCGCAGGAGGCGGGGTTGGAGCTGGAGCGCATTTACAACGAGCGCGGACGGCTGGACAAGGCGGACATCGTGGCGGAGAGCCGTGCCAAGGACGCGCCGCTGCATCCCTGCTTCGAGTGGGACGACAAGAAGGCCGCAGAGTTGTACCGGCAGGATCAGGCCGGCAGTGTTATCAGGGCGCTGGTCACGGTGCAGAACGAGCGGCCGCAGTTGGACAACGTCCGGGCCTTCGCCCACGTGGAGCACACCTATCAGCCTATGACCGTGGTGTTCCAGAGCAAGGATAAGACCGACGAACTGCTGCAGACCGCCCTGCGCGAGGCGGTGGCGTTCCAGAACCGGAACCGGATGCTCTCAGAGCTGCAGCCGATCTTTACCGCCATCGACACCGTGCGCAAACAGGAAAGGAAGAAGGTGCGGAAATGAGTGAAAATCTTGTGGTGGTTGGCTCTATCTCCAACGCGTGCAGGAGCTGGCACTTGGCGGCGGGAGCCATCTTCTCCGCCAAGTATGGGAAGTATGGGGTGAAGTTCATCCCCAAGCCCAGGCCCAGCCAGGACAGCCAGGAAGACCGCAACGGAGGAGGTAAGCGGGAAAGTGCTTCGTAAAATGGATCTGTGCGACCGGTGCGCGGCACGGCTGTCGGAGGCTTACGATGTGCACATGGTTTGCGGACGCTTGTGTACCAGGGTCGAGTGCGCCAACTGCGGGCACAAGGAGTACGGCGCGACCTACGAGGTCCGCACCAGGAAGGAGGAAATGTGATGTATTACGTTGGCAGACGGCTCACCCGTGAGGAGAAGCGCAGGGTCCAGCGGCTGCGGGCCGACCTGGTCGGCGCGGCGGTGATCCTGCTGCTGTTGGCGGCGGGGGCTGTGGCGGGGAGGCTGCTGTGAAATGAACGCGATCAAGGAAAAGCGCCTGGCGGCGGGGTTGAGCCAGAGGGCGCTGGCGGAGGCGGTGGGGGTACACGAAGTAACGGTCCAGAGGTGGGAGTACGGCAAATGCACTCCAGAGGCATACATACGTGGCGTGTTGTGCCGTGTCCTCCAGTGTTCTCCGGCGGAGTTGGGCTTTGAGCCGGAAGCGCCGATCCTTCAGGGCTTGACCGAAGAAGAGACCCGGCAGAAGCGCTCCAATTGGGAAAGGGCGAGGGAGTACGTACATCGGCGGCTGGAGCTTGGCTGGTCCCAGCCACAGCTAGCCCAAAAGGCAGGCGTGAACGTCGCTCAGGTAAAAAAACTGGAGCTCGGGCGGGCCTGGCCCCACTGGGAGACCCGGCAGAAGATTCGGCAGGCGCTTTCCCTGCCGGAAGAGCGATATTGTTCCACGGAAGAGCGCAACGCTTTGTTTCTGGAACTGCAGGGCGGAATTAAGGCAATCGTGTGGCACAATATGCGCCGCATCCGCGCGGTGCGCATGGACCCGGAGGACGTCTTTCAGGAGCTGGCCTTGTGCGCCCTGCGCGCCATCGACCGCTTCCGCCCGGATGAAGGGGCCGGGAGCTTGAGGGCATTTGTAAATGAGAACGCGAGGTTTACCCTCAAAAGGATGCTGATCCGCTCCTACCGGCATGGTTTGTCCGGGCGGATTGATTTCCCTTTGCCAACGTTTAATATTTGTTCGCTGGACGCCATGATGGAAGCCGGTTATCAGGCAGAGGAGCGGGCGGACTGGGACGAGAGTTTCCTGTACGGACATGAAGAAAACCGCCCCTGGTGATGACGCACCGGGGGCGGAACGGAGGCCGCGATCCTGCGGCCAGAAAACTGAAAGCACCTGTAGTATAGCAGGTGGGAAAGGAAAATGCAAGATGAAAATGCAGCTTATTTCGCTCACTCTGGACAACTTCAAGTGCTATGGGCACCTGGAGCTCCGCCTTGACGGCCGGAACGCCGACTTCTTCGGGGACAACGACGTGGGGAAGACGACCCTCTACGACGCGTTTACCTGGCTGCTGTTCGGCAAGGACAGCCTGGGCCGGTCCGACTTCGGGATCAAGCCTGTGGACGGAGAGGGACAGGTGAAGGACCACGCCGCGGTCACCGCTGTGGAGGCCGCTCTGCTGGTGGACGGCACATCGCGCACCCTCAAGCGCACCTATTACGAGGTGTGGGCCACCCGGCGGGGCGGTGCCCAGGCCAGCTTTGACGGGCACAGCAGCGACTATTTCGTGGACGACGTACCCTGCAAGAAGGGGGAGTTCACAAGCCGGGTGGGGGAGCTCATCGACGAGGACGCTTTTCGTCTGCTCACCGACGTGGATTACTTCTGCAAAAAATTGCCCTGGCAGGAGCGGCGGGCCACCCTCTTCGAGGTGGCGGCGGTGGCCGGGGACGAGGCGATCATGGCCAGCGACGCACGGTTCGCTCCCCTGGCCCTGGCACTGGAGGGACTGAGTCTGGACGACTACCGCAAGAAGCTTGCCGCCCGCCGCAAAAGGCTTATCGGAGTGCGCACGGACATCCCCGCACGGCTGGACGAGTGCCGGAAGAGTGTGGAGGATTTGGCCGGGATCGACTTTGCCGTCCTGGAGGGACAGCGGCGGCAGGCCCAGGAGCGTTTGTCCCAGGCCCAGACCGCCCTGGAGCAGGCACAGCAGGACGGGGGTAAACGGGAGCTGTCCCAGGCTCTGCACCAGGCCGAGGTGGAGCTTGGGCAGCTGGACAACCAGAACGCCGCGTTCCGGCTGGAGCAGAAGGCCGCGCTGGGAGCAGCAGACGAACTCGGTCCAGCCCGACGGAAGTTGGCGGAGGCAAGGTGCGCGGCGGACCGCGCCCGGCGGGAGCTGGAACGTCTGCGGAGCGGGAAGGCTCAGGTAGAGGAGCGGATCGCACGGTTCCGGGAGGAGTGGAACGCGATCAACGCCGAGCGGTTCCAGGGCGGGGTGTGCCCCACCTGCGGCCAGACGCTGCCCCCTGAGCAGCTGGAGACGGCAAAGGCGGCGTTCGAGCGGAACAAGGCAGGCAGGAAGATAGACGTGGTGGACGCGGCCAACGCTCTTAAAAAGTCGCTGGAGGCAACCGTCCAGGATATCAAGGAAAGGGAGGCGTGGCTTTCCAAGTGCGAGGACGAGGCGGTGCGGCTGGAGGTAAAGGTCAGAGAACTGGAGGAAAAGCCTCCCGTGGAGATCGCTGACCTGCCCGAGTACGGGGAGAAAAAGGCGGCGCTGCAGGGACGGATCGAAGAGCTGCGGGGGGATCTGTCCAAGTTGAGCAAGGACAGCCTGACCCGGTGCGGCGCACTTGGCCGGGACGTGGACGAGGCCCGGACGGCTCTGGACAGGCTCAGCGGGGAGCTTGCCAAAAAAGCCACGCTGGAGTACGCCGAAAACCGCATGGAGGAGCTTCGCGCTCAGGCCGCCGCCGCGGAGAGGGAGCTGGATGAGCTGGATAAAATGATCTGCCTGTGCGAGGAGTTCACGCGGTACAAGGCCGGGTTTATTGAGGAAAGCATCAACCGCGAGTTCGAGCTGGTGCGCTTCCGCCTGTTCCGGCAGCAGGTCAACGGCGGGGTGGAGGACTGCTGCGAGGCCACCGTGAAGGGTGTGGCCTACAATGCGGGGCTCAATGACGGGGCAAAGGTCAATGCCGGACTGGATATTATCAACACCCTCTCCCGGCACTACGACGCCCATGTGCCCCTGTTCGTGGACAACGCCGAGCGCGTAACACGGCTGCTGCCGGTGGATACCCAGGTGATCCGGCTGGTAGTCTCGGAAAACGATAAGGAATTGAGGTGCAAGTTGAAATGAAAATCAGGAACAGGGCGAAACCCAAAATTCCCCCGGTGGACCCCGGCGTTTACATCGCCGTGTGCGTTCACTCCATCGACCTGGGAGAGCAGCTCTGCGAGTACAAGGACAAGAGCAAATCTTTTAATAACCAGGTGCAGTTTGTGTTTGAGTTGATCGGCGAGACGGTTGAGATTGATGGCAAGCAGGAACCCCGGACGCTGAGCAGGACGTTAAACTTCACTCAGAGCAAAAACGGCGGACTGCGGAAATTCGTGCAGTCGTGGCTTGGAAAAACGTTCTCCGATGAAGCGTTTGCCGAGTTCGACACAAATGATCTGGTCGGGATGCCCGCACAGCTGTCGGTTATTTTGAACGAGAGCGGCGAGTACGCCAACATTGACACGATCATGCAGCTTCCCAAGGGAATGCCCGCGCCTCGCGCCTCGCTGCCGCTGATCCGGTTCGACATAGAGCCGTGGGACGACGCTGTTTTTGCCCAGCTTCCGGATTGGGCGAAGGAAAAGGTCAAGAAATCCACTCAGTATCAGGAGCAGCACGTGCCCACAAACGAGGTCGACGTGGATCTGGGCAGCGAAGAGGAGAACCCGATATGACATTTACATCTCTGGCCAGCTCTTCCCGAGGCAACTGCTACGTAGTCAGCGACGGGAAGACCCGCGTACTGCTGGAGTGCGGCATCCCCTTCCGGCGGCTCAAAAAGGGGCTGGGATTCGACCTGTCCGGGATCAGGGGGTGCCTTGTGAGCCACGAGCACAAGGACCATTCCCGGTGCTTTCTGGACCTGGTCAAGTCGGGGGTTGAGGTGTTCGCCAGCGAGGGCACCGCCGACGCGCTGGGATGCGAGGTCATCTCCCCCGCGGCAGACGGGGAGCAGTTCGACCTGGGGAGCCTGGTGGTGCGGCCCTTCACCGTCTACCACGACGCCGCCGAGCCGCTGGGCTACCTCATCGGCAGCCGCCATGACGGCGACCGGCTGGTGTTCGCCACCGATACCGTCAACCTGGGGCTGCGGTTCCCGGGGGTTAACCTGCTGGCCCTGGAGGCAAACTTTGACCGGGATATCCTGTCGAGGTGCGAGAGGATGCCCGAGAAGGTGCGGGAGCGGGTGCTCCGAACACATATGGAAATCGGGACGCTGTGCCGGTACTTAAAGACCCTGGACTTGTCACAATGCCGGTGCGTGTACCTGCTGCACCTCTCCCGCGCTGCCAGCCACGAGGGACGGTTTCTGGAACAGGTCCGGGCGGTGGTGCCCGGGGACGTGCAGGTTGTGGCCTGTGAGGAATAGGGGGCGGGAGGGCTATGGCGTGGATTGAACTGCACCAGACGCTTCCTTCCCATCGGAAGATTAAAAAGCTGAAGCGGCGGCTGAAAATCAAAACGCCCCAGGCGGTTGGGCATGTGGCTATGCTCTGGCTGTGGGCCATTGACAACGCACCTGACGGAGACCTGTCGCAGGTGGACCCTGAGGACATCGCAGAGGCATGTGAGTGGCCAAAGGACGCGGAGGGATTCGTCGCCGCCTTGAAGGAGGCCGGCCTGATCGACGAGGACATGCGCCTGCATGACTGGGATGAGTACGCCGGCCGGCTTGCGGACCAGCGTGAAAACAGACGGAAGAAAGACCGGGAGCGGCAGGCGCGTTACAGGGCGAAAAAGGCGGAGGCGTCTAACGCCGGTAAAAACGTGACTCACGATGCTGTCACGCGTGACAAGAGCATGAGTCACACCGACGTAACGCCCCTACCAGACAGTACCGGACAGGACAGTACCAGACAGAACCATACCCCCCGGACGACAGACGTCCGGGGAGAGGGCTGTCACGTCGCGTCCCGTCCGTCGTCGGTGGGGGAGGTGGCGGAGTACGCCAGGAGCATCGGCAGTCCGGCGTCTGCCCAGGAATGGTGGGATTACTTTCGAGAGCGAGACTGGAAGGTCAAGGGCGAGCCGATGACAAACTGGAAGTCGGTGTTCCAGTCCACCCACGAGTGGAAGCGCTTTCGTCCGCAGAGCGCCGCGCCACGGGACTTTCAGCCCGGCGCGGAGCGGATTCAACAGAACGCTGATTGGCTGGATGAGTTCCTGAAAAGCCAGCATGCGTATGGCAGTGGTGATGAGAATGGAGGCAAGTAAAATGCCCAGAAAGTACATTGATGACCGAGGGTGGAAGTACCAGGTCATGCCCGGTCTCGGAAGCGGCAGCTTCAAGGCCCGGTATCAGCGGGCCGACCGGCAGGGCGGCGACGGGTGGAAGGGCGTGGCCTCGCTGCCGTGGCGGAATAACGCCCGGGACGCTCAGGCCGACCTGGATCAGCTGGCCGCGAAAAAGGGCTGGAAGGAGTGGAACGGATGAGACGTTACGACGGCTTTTGGCACTACGAGGGCCGGCTTTTCCGTGAAATGCACGAGATGTTCGTGTTCGCAAAGGCGCTGCTGGGACGATAGGAAAAGCCGCGCCTTGACGTCAGCGCGGCCCTTCTGTGGGGAAGTTGTCAACTGCAATTCTACCACGGAAGGGGCTGCGGCGCAATGGACAACGAGAGGTTTTACGGGGATGAGCCAGACGATTTCCCGAGGCGGCTGCGGGCGCTGCGGGAGGGCATGAGGCCGGTGCGGAGCAGGCGGGCCACCTCTGAGCTTATGGGACTGCCGCCGGACGCTTTAGGCAAGTACGAGCGTGGGAAGGCCAAGCCGGGACATGATGCGCTCCGGAAGATCGCCGACTACTACCACGTCAGCACAGACTACTTGCTGGGACGGTAACAGTTCCTCTCCAATAAAATTTTCCAAATACGCCTCATGAGGCGTACGGACCAAAATAACTATGTTATGCTCACCGTGTGGGGTTTTACCCGCACGGTGATTTTTTTCCGGAAAGGGGGCGTCGGAGGTGGCCGGGTTGACGCCAAAGCAGGAGCGGTTTGTGGCGGAGTACCTGGTGGACCTCAACGCCACCGCCGCGGCAGGAAGGGCGGGGTACAAGGACCCCAACATCGGACGGCAGTTGATAACGAAACCTAACGTTTCCCAGGCCATCCAGGGCCGTCGGCAGGAGCTGGCGCGGAAGCTGGAGGTCTCCCAGGAGCAGGTCATCTCGGAGCTGGCCGGGATCGCGTTCCATGAGGCCAACGACGCCCCCGAGGCCGAGCTGAAGGTCTCCAACAAGCTCAGGGCTCTGGAGCTGTTGGGCAAGCACCTGGGGATGTTCACCGACAAGGCCGAGGCTAACGTAAAGCTGGAGGGCAGCGTGGAGGTCGTGCCGCTCTCCCGGCGGCGGGAGCTGCTGCGTGAGATCGCGGAGGAGTTCGGTAAGGATGGATGACAGGCTTTGGTACACCGCACAGTGGTATAAGGCCCTCAAGGACAGCTCCAACGAGGCCTTCCTGCCCCTGTTCTTCGACGAACACCGCTACCTCGTGCTCAAGGGCGGCGGCGGGTCGGGCAAGTCCGTGTTCGCCGGACGCAAGGTGCTGGAGCGGTGTGTCTCCGAGCCAGGGCACAGGTTCCTCGTCTGCCGGAAGGTCGCCAGGACGCTCCGCGACAGCTGCTTTGCCCAGCTGCGGGGGCAAATCTCCAACTTCTATCCCAGGTGTGGGGCCAAGGTCAACCGGGGGGATTTGGGGATCTCCTTCCCCAACGGCAGCGAGATCCTGTTTTCCGGCCTGGACGACGTGGAAAAGCTCAAGTCCATTTACGACATCACAGGCATTTGGATCGAGGAGGCGTCCGAACTGCTGGAAAGCGACTTTAACCAGCTGGACATCCGACTGCGTACCGAGTTCCCGTATTACCTCCAGATTATCCTGTCCTTCAACCCTATCTCCGCCACCCACTGGCTCAAGGGCAGGTTCTGGGATAAGCGCGATCCCCGTGCGCTGGTCCATGAGAGCACCTACAAGGACAACCGATTCCTGCCGGCGGAGAACATCAAGACCCTGGAGGGCTTCAAGGACACCGACCCGTATTACTACATGGTCTACGCCCTCGGGGAGTGGGGCGTCACGGGCAAGACCGTGTTCGACGGACGGGCCGTGGCCGGTCGGCTGGAGAGGGTGCCGGAGCCGGTCAGGACGGGGCTGTTCGAGTACGATTTGGACCCGGACGGGGTGCATATCGACAACATCCGCTGGGTGGACGACGAGAACGGACCGATACGCGTGTTCCGGGAACCGGGCGAGGGCCGGCCCTACGTGGTCGGCGGCGACACCGCCGGGGACGGCTCCGACTGGTTCGTGGCGCAGGTGCTGGACAACATCACCGGGGAACAGGTGTGCGTCCTGCGCCACCAGTACGACGAGGACACCTACTCCCGCCAGCTCTATTGCCTGGGACAGTTTTACAACGACGCCATGCTCGCCGTGGAGGCCAACTTTTCCACCTACCCCATGAAGCTGCTGGAGCTTATGGGGTACAAGAACCAGTACGTGCGGGAGGTGCCGGACAGCTTTGACGGGAATCTGCGTCACGCTTTCGGGTTCCGGACCACGCCCACTACAAGGCCGGTCATCATCGCCGAGCTGGTGCGGGTCATGCGGGAGAACATCGAACTGGTCAACGACCGGGAAACCCTGCTGGAAATGCTCACCTTCGTGCGGAATGAAAAGCTCCGGCCCGAGGCCCAGGAGGGTGCCCACGACGACTGCGTCATGGCCCTCGCCATTGCCCACTACGTCCGGCCCCAGCAGGCCATGACCGTGCGGGTCAAAGAAGTGCCGGGGAAGGCCGTTTGGACGGCGGACATGTGGGAGGATTACAACCACGCCGACCGTCAGACGCGGGAACATCTTTTGAAGATTTGGGGGAAACCCCAATAGGCCGCAAAAGGCACCCCCGAAGGGG